TGATATTGGTGCAGATGTAGCCTTGTTAACAGATCTTCTTTCCTTTGCAGATATTTATACTGGCGATGATGCAAGCACCGCTACTCCTGTAGAGGGCATTATAAATATAGTTGCTGATAACGCTACTCTAGGTTGTGGTTCATCAGTATTGTTTACTGCTACGGGGACTACGGTTAGTCTTAATGTTACAGACTCTGACGACAATACATTTATAGGATCTCTTGCTGGTGATTTAGCTTTAACAGGAATAAATAACACAGCAGTTGGAGAAAGTAGCTTATCCGCCATAACTAGCGGTTCAAGAAACATTGCTTTAGGTGGAGAAAGCCTTAGATATCTTACGGAAGGCAGTAAGAACGTATCAGTAGGAGCATTCGCATGCCAAGCTGTAACAACTGGCTCGAATAACACAGTTCTTGGCGATGGTGCCCTATCAGCTCTTGTTGCCTCTGATGATAATGTTGCTGTTGGTGAGAGTTGTTTATTTAGTTGTATAGATGGTTCAAAGAATGCGGCCGTTGGTAGTAATTCATTACAACTTTGTACAGGTAGCAGCAACTCAACATTGGGTTATTATACTGGCTCAGTCTTACTGGAAGGTGACTACAACATTCTCATTGGTCATAATGCTGGAATATCTCTTACCTCAACAGAATCATCAAACATACTTATAGGAAGCCCAGGTATAGCGGCAGAATCAAATACTATAAGAATTGGTGTAACGGGAACTGGCGTTAAAGAGCAAGATACTTGTTATATAGCAGGTATATATGATGAAACTTTAACAAGCGTTAACTCTAAGACAGTCATTATCGATGAATTTGGTCGATTAGGAACAACTAATAGTGATGTTACTGAAGACTTTGTAACAGATTCTGGAACAGCTCAACCGTCTGGTGAAACATTAAATGTTCTTGGTGGGCAGAACGTTAATACAGCAGGAACAGGATCAACCGTTACCGTTAATTTAAATGATACATACCAAGAAGCAGTAGATGCGGGTTCTTTAGAGATAGGAGTCGCTGATAATACAGAAAAACTTGGTACAATCTCCATAGCTGCATTAAAAGTGCTACTAGGATGTCCCTAGCTCGATTGATGGAAATATAATAAAAATAGCATCTGGCAGTTATAATACGCTTATTTTAACTGACACTGGAGCAGTTTATGGAGGAGGATCTAATACTCCTATAGATGATACTTCTTATAGCAACTCAGTTTTAGGGTTCGATGCTCCTGGCACTTCACCAGCGTTTACTGAAATAACTACAGGTGCCTCAGATATTGCAATGGGGAAAGCTCACTCTCTTTATTTAAAAGCTGGCGTAGCTTATATTTCTGGCTCTGGGTATCGGGGACAGTTAGGAAATGGATCATCTGGTTCTAGCAATTTTACAAAAACATATTCTGCTATGAGCGGAGCTGGTTCTAGTGGTGTAACAGCTATATATGCTGGACATGATCAAACAATTATCTCAATATCAGGTGTATTATACGCTTGCGGGTATAATAGCAATGGTCAATTAGGTATTGGATCTACAACAAGTTCCATAACTACTTTAACAGCATGTTCAGGAGCAGGTTCTTCTGGAGTGACTAATGTATCAATAGGACCTTATGAGACATTGATATTAAAAAGTGGTGTTGTTTATGGAGCTGGCTACAACGCTAAGGGTTGTTTAGGAATAGGTTCGACTGCTCAAAAGACTTCCTTTACCATAAGTTCTGGCGTTGCAGCATCTGGAGTAGATTATATTTCTGTTGGATATCAAGCTTCACACATCATAAAAGGAGGGGTTCTTTATGGTTGTGGATGGAATTATTTTGGTCAATTAGGTGATGGTACTGGAACACAAAGAACTTCTTGGGTTGCCTGTATTGGTGAGGGAACAAGCGGTGTAGAAGAAGTAGTTGAAGGCTATCAATATACTATTATGAGAAAAAGCGATGCTTTATTTGCTACTGGTTTGGGAACATCTGGAGATCTAGGTACTGGTGGTTCTGGCAATGCTTCAACATTTACCGCTTCTATAAACGAAGGAAGCAGCGGTGTAACTTTATTAACTATTGGAAATAACGGACGACATATGGCTAAAGATAATATTGTATATGCTACTGGGTCTAATACAGGAAGCACTTGTAATAGAGATGGAGGTCTTGTTGCAGGAGTAAGGCCAACTGTCTATGAATATGTTATGTGTCTTTGGTATTAGCTGATAATTATTTTAAATCTAAATAAAAGAACCCCTGTTAGGACAACAAAAAAACCTAACAGGGGAGAAATAGATTAATAATTTTAGGAGATACTCTATGAACAGTTTTTTAGTCGCGGCTATAATTGGACTAGGTTTAGCATTTACTGCTGGTGTTAAGCATTTTTGGCCTAAGTATCCTGATGACAATGTTGTTGAAGAAACAGCAGAACAATACATTAAAGATCAAACTAATATTGATATTGATTTAACGCCAAACTCTCCAGAAGATAAATCAAAAAAATAGTAATACTTTTTAAAAGAACTCCCCAGTTAGGACAACAAGAAAACCTAACTGGGAAGAAAGACATAAACCCACGAGTAGATTACCAATTCTTAGAATATTAAACTAGAGGATTTATGGGAAAGAATAGTAATACTTATAAAACTTTTAATGTTAATGAAAAGACTCCAGATGGTTTTTATAAGCAGTTAGATGAAGAGTTTAACTTTGACTTTGACCCTTGTCCTTTAAACCCTAACTATGAAGTAGATGGTTTAAGTCTATCTTGGGGTAAACGTTGCTATATTAACCCTCCTTATGGTAAAGCAGTAAGATCGTGGTTAGAAAAAGCATTAAAAGAGATAGAAATTGGTAATACTGAACTAGCAGTATTTTTATTGCCGGGCTATACCGATGTAAAATGGTTTCATGAAGTAGTATTACCAGAAGCATCAGAAATAAGGTTTATAAAAGGTAGGTTGAAGTTTGGTATTCACCTAAATGCTGCACCATTTGCTAGCATGCTGGTTATATTTAAATCCTAAGGACATATACTTTAATCTATAGTTCGCATAAAGCTTCTTATTTTGTTCTACTTGTTTTCTATTCTAAACTGTCTTTCGTAACAGTATATGGCGAAAATATCGTCTATATAAAAAGATTACTTATCTGAAGGACAGTTGCAATGGCATTATTTCCCAATAGGACAAGAAAATAAACCTAGCGGGGGCAACTCATGAAGCTATTTTTTATACTATCAAGTAACACTATAAAAATCTATCGCATGCATTTTGTCTTGCTTCTAATCCAATCTACACTTAGGCCGTGAATAAAGGTCTATTTAGTGAAGGATTGTAATAATGGCATTATTTTCGACATCAAACACAAGGCCAGAAGATCAACAAATTCTCCAGATGATGGAAGATTGTTCTGTAAAATCTATGAGTGAGTATCAGGGGTATTGTCATGAGGCAGCAACTGACGCTAGATTTGAAGCTGGGGATCAATCTGTCTTTTCAGAGATGTATGATGCGCCATTAAATCGTAGAAATCTTTTCTCATTCAATAGAATACGACGCAACCAGTTACTCTTGTCTGGCCATCAAAGACAAAATAGAAAAAGTTTTATAGTAGAGCCAGCTGAAGACGGTGATGAAGACACCGCATCACAAATCACAAAAATACTTATGCATCTCAACCAAAAAGAGGGTATTGGTGTTACTATTTCAGACGCTTTTGAAGGTAGCACTATCTCTGGCATGAGCCTTTTAAAGGTTTGGATAGACTATACTCGTGATCCTATAAGTGGTGATCCTAAGGTGGACTATTGCGCTTATAACTCTGTTATCATGGACCCTTTCTTTAAGAAGCTTGACTTGTCTGACTGTAACTTTATTTGGAACAGATCTTATTTAACTCCCGATAGATGCGCTTCTCTTTATCCTAAATATAAAGATGAAATACTTGATATGTCTCCAAACGGTTCTGGTAGTGATGGCAAATTCCCTTACATGCCAGAATCAAACAATATGATAAATGGTAAGCTTCTTTCCTATGATGAGTTTTACTATAGATCTCAACGTAAACAACGAATTCTCATTGATACTGAGACAGGTGAAGCAACAGATTGGAATTCTAATGAAGAAGAAAATTTACAGGCGTTCTTAGCTGAATATCCTTCTGTTCAAGTAGATGAAATCACAATTCCAACTGTTAACCTCGCTATCGTTATTGAAGGAAAAGTTTTTTATAACGATATAAATCCTATAGGGATAGACGAATTCCCTTTCGTGCCAATTTTTTGTTACTTCAGACCAGATTTGCCTACTATGGCCGATAGAGTGCAAGGAATGGTTCGTGGCCAACGCGATGCTCAGTATCTATATAACCGTCGTAAAAATATTGAACTTGATATGATCGAGTCTCAAGTAACAACGGGCATTATGTATAAAGAGGGTACTTTAGTTGATCCTAAGCAACCATATATGACTGGCCAAGGAAGAGTTCTTGTACTTAAAAAGAATGCTCAGATGACTGATGTCCAGCAATTAATGCCTCCTCAAATACCACCTTCATATTTTGAAGTATCAAAAGGCCTTGAACAAGATATGCAACAAATAACTGGTATCAATGAGGCAGCTCTTGGTATTGGAGAGCAAACTATATCTGGTTATGATACACAGCTCAAGCAAAATGCAGCGTTAGTTACTTTCCAACCTCTCTTTGATGGTCTTGATAGATCTCAAAAGCTTCTTGGTAAGATGCTTGTAAAGATAATACAAGCTTCATTTACACCGGGAAAAGTAAAAAGAATAATAAACGAAGATCCATCAGGTGAATTTTATACTAAGAATTGGGCTGAATATGACTGTGTTGTCGCCGATGGCTATGATACTTCAACTCAGCGAGCAATTGCCTTTGCTCAAGCAATGCACATGCGTGAAGCTGGTATAAATATTCCTGAGAAGTTCATTATTGAGAACTCTACTATCCAGAATAAGAAAGACCTTGTTGAAATGATAGAAGAGCAACAACAACAAGAGAAACAAATGCAGCAACAACAAGAGCAAGTTGCAATGCAAGAGCTTGAAAATCGTTCTAAGCTTTCAGAAGCTCGAATTATGGAGCAAGAATCATTGGCTCATGAGCGCGAGACAAGATCTGTTCTTAACATTGCTAATGTAGCTGAAAAACAAGCTCAAAGTGACTCTTCAACTGAGCAAGCAAAACTCAACTATGTAAAAATGCTTAATGAACTTGAATCATTACCATTGAACCAACTAGAAAGGCTCGTTCAGCTATCTAAAATAATTGATGAGCCTCTTAAAGAAAGCCAAAAAGAATCACAACCTATAAATGAATTAGCACAGCAATCTTTTAATCAACCTATGTAATACTACCGATGTCCCTTGAGTTAGGGGTGTATTTTATTCACTTTGCAGCTATCAAAAGATAGGTCTGTAGTTTCTAAAGGAGCCTAATTATGGCACGTAAATATTCAGATCAAGGTCCTATGAAGTTGAATCCTTCTTCAAATGAAGGTCTTCCATCGGGAACCAAGAAAATTATGCTTGGCGATGTACCTTGTAAAGATCTTTGGCTTGGAAAAGACGTAGGGACACTTTCTGGCGTTGATAAGCAAATTAAGAATACTCTTAAAGCTATCAATAAGACTGATAAAGGAAACTAGTATGCCAGTCATGATTCGACACAGTAGCGATCGATTCTTAAAGATAGCTAATGCTATCATGAAGAAAGATCAATCTACTAGACAAAGAAAACCTGCTAAGCCAGTTGTTGATGTTGGTGGAAAAGGGGCTATGGGTCAATCGATGACAGGCGCCGTTAAATAGAAATAGTTGGAGGGGATAAGCTCCTTTGCTTGATAGCCCCCTATCTTCCTCCCCTCCTTCCTTTAAGAAAGATTTGCCATGACGAATGAAAAAAAAGCTATAGGCGAATTACTTAAGACTCCTACTAAAAAGACTATGTCTGAGATTTCTTACAAGCAATCTCTTAATGATAACTGTACGGACAATTTAGAAGAAATTGCGAAATCTCGTATGCCTGCTCATGAAAAGAATCTTCATATAACTCTTGAAAGAGGGCTTAAAGATTTTCCTGGCAGGGATTTTTATATTTATACAAACCATAAGCGAGAGTTAGCTTTAAGTAAAGTAATAAGGCATCTATGGGGTATAAGACTTACGTGCCCTAGGCCGTGCAATGAACAAACGGCTTATAAGTACCATTATAAAGATGAACGCTTAGAATTTCTCTGGTCTGTTCCTAACAGTGATGTATGTAGAATTTTCTATAACAATCCAGAATATGTTGGACCAGAAGATTACGATGTTTTACGCACCGTAATAGATTTTAGAGATGGCGGTTTATATAGAAAAGCGTTAGAGCTTGATGGCCTATTATATTAAAGGGTAATTTATGTTTGAAGAAAATGAAGTAAACGAAGAGACTACTGTTGAAGAAACTACTGAAATTGAACAAGAAGAAGTAGAGCAAGAAGAACTAAACGAAGAAGAGGAAGTTGCTGTTGCTCAGCAAGAAAAACAGCGACAAGAACGCTCTCAGGTGCAAGAAAACATGCAGGCTCTACGTGAAGCTAAGCTTAATGCTGAGAGCAGAGAGAGAGAGACTTTACGCAGGCTTGAAGCATTAGAGCGTAATCAACGTCCAGTAGAACCTGAAGAGGATCTTAATATAGTTATAGACCCTGACGACATAGGAACTGGTAGAGATCTCCTTAAACTTCACAAGAGAATGAATAAGCTGCAAAAAGAGAGCGAAGAGAGAAGCCGTGCTTCTGAAGCAAGGGCGCTTAGGGTTTCATCTGAGACTGTATTACGTATGCAATACCCTGACATTGATCAAGTTATTAATCCTGCTAATGTTCAAATTCTTAATGAGCAAGAACCTGAAATTGCAGAGGCTATTAAAAATCTTGATCAAGATTTCTATAAACAATCAATTGCTGCTTATAAAGCTATTAAGCGTTTAAATTTAGAAAAAAACCCTGAAGTAGCTCAGACGCAAAAACAGATTCATAAAAACTCACAAAAACCTCGCTCTTCTTCTTCTTTGTCTCCTCAAAGAGCAAATAATCCTTTAGATCAAGCAAACTACTACGCTAATGGTCTTACTAAGGAAATGAAGGAAGAGGCTCGTAGAAGGCATTTCGCTGCTATGAGAAGTAGATAAGAATATACAAATAAACTGCTACCTTGGGCTACCTGTACTTTATGCGCAGGTGGCCCTTTTTATTTTCTTTAAGTTTTGTCTTCCATTTATTGGGTGCTATATCTTATTTCAGCCCGTATTGGTGAGATCGGCGCCACTTCTTCGCTATTATGGTTAAATAGCTTGCGTAAGAAGCCTCGCAACCTTCAGACGTAAGGAGCATCGTCAACTCTCGTTTTGTTGTTTTATAGTTTTTTCATTATAAAAGGATATGCGATGGCAGTCTCGACGACATCAACCATATCGGCGCCAATTATTAAAAGCTTGGCGACCACAATGCTCTCTCTGGAATATCCAGATTTAATTCACAATATGGGTGCTTTAAAAGAAAGTTTACCTAAAGGTGGCGGTTATTCTATGTTATTCCGTCGTCCAAATAAACTAAATCCTGCATTAGTACCGTTAGGAAATAAAGGCTCAAATCCTCCTGCATCTAACGTCACAGTAGCTGATATCGAAGCAAGACCTGATTTCTATGGTTCATACACAGAAATCAATGAGCAATTAGTAATTCAAAACCAAGACAAAGTTTTGAATTATCACACACAAGTGCTTTCTCTTCAATTGAGAGAAACTGAAGATGTTCTTTCACGTAACATGATGGCTTCTTCAGCTGCTTGGGTTAACTGCGTTGGTGGAACAAATGGTGACACGCCATCAGAAATAACTTTATCTGATGCTAGCGCTATTACTACAACCCTTCTTGGCTCATCTGCAAAACGTATGCTTTCTGGCATGGACGGCGCTAATAAATACGGAACCGCGCCAGTCAAGAATTCTTATTTAGCTCTTGCCTCAACAGATCTTTCTGCTGATCTTGAACAAACTCCAGGCTTTAAACATGTTAGTGAATATCCTTCACAAGCTAACATTTCTATAGCTGAATGGGGTCAACTTTCAGGATTGCGTTTTATGTTGAGTCCTCTTGGTGAAATGACTCCTACTTCTTCAAACCTTGGCAATGATGTTTATGATGTCTTCTGCATGGGCCTTGAAGCAATGGGCATCGTTGATCAAGATGGGTTCCATGCTCAAATGCTCTATACAGGACCAGAAATTGCTGGCGGTGCATTGCATCAAAATGCAACTTTAGCTTGGAAAACTTCTTTCGTATCTATGATTCTTCATGAATCTTGGATTGTAAGACTTCGTTGCACCCGCCGACCATAACAGGAGATATAAAATGGCTATTTTTAAAGGTTCATTTGTATCGACGGCAGAAACTAAGTATCTGGCGTTTCCTACAAATGTTGATGGAATTCGAATTGTAAACCAAACAGTTATTGATGCTGGTGGTGCTGATACAGGTGTTATCTTCGAATGGGATACATCGATGGCAGCTGATACAGCTTTACAATATGTGAAGCTTGCAGCTGATGATTCTATTTCACCAGATATGATTGCAAGTGGTGGAATAACTGCTTATGACAGCTCTTCAGAGCCTGTTGGAGCTATTGTTTCAACCATTACAGCTATTTCTGCTGCTGCAACTCCTGTAGTAACAGCTATTGCTCATGGTTTAGTTGATGGTGATGTTATTCGTTTAATCAACCCAGTAGGCGCCCAACAATTGGGTGGGCTAGACTTTACCGTCACTTGGGTATCAGCTGATACATTTACGCTTACCAACATGGCACAAATCGTTGCTGGTACAACTGCATCATGGAGGCCTCTTAAATTTGCTCCTATGTTCTATCCTTCAACACGTGTCATTACTGCTATTACTGCCGCTACTTCAGCTGTAGTTACCTTCTCAGTAGATCATGACTATGTAGTTGGACAACAGCTTAAATTGTCTGTTCCAACTATTTTCGACATGGTTGAAATGAACGGTCTTACAGGAACAGTTACCGCCGTAACAGATGCAACTGTAACTCTTGATATTGATTCAAGCGCATTCACTGCATTTGCATGGCCTTTAACTGCTGATGTTGCTGGTGGATTTGATCCCGCTCAAGCAATTCCTACAGGAAAAGATGGAAACTCAGATTATATGAGTGTCTATAATCCTGTAAGAAACACTGCTACTCGTGGTCTTATTCTTAAAGCTGGAACAACTAGCCCGGCTGGCGATACTGGAGATGTTATTAAGTGGGTTGCTTACGTAGCTGATGAATGCTAAAGAGCTTCTTAACTTTAATTAACTAACGAGATAGTATGGGGTGGTAATTATAGCCACCCCTCTTTCATGGAGTAGTTCAATGGCGAAGATGAAGAAGAAGCTAAGTATAGACGAGCAACGAGCAAGAGACTCAAAGCCAGTAACAGGTAAGTTTAAATATCCTGAAAAGCCAGGGGATACATTGGTTTTTCCTTATAGAAAATACAAGAAAGAACCTATAAAGATATGGAAATTTACCGATGGAGCTGTCTATACAATACCAAGAGGTATAGCTAATCATTTACAAAAAGAAGGAAAATATACCGTTCATGATCATTGTATTGATGGAAAAGGTAATCCTTCTTTTCGCATAGGGCATATTGTAGACAGATTTAACTTTGAAATCATATCATTTACTGAAGATGATTATGAAGATGAGAAGCCAAATCTTTATACAGCTGAAATTATACCTGAAAAGAAATTTATTAAACCTAGCGATATAAAATAAGAAACCCCGCCATCAGGAGATGAAGCGGGGTCTTTGCTCCTAGGAAGAGCATTAATATGAAACGTATTTATAGTATAACTTTTTTCAAAGAAAAATGCTCTCTCAGTATCTTATTAGCGACATAAGAGTTTTTACGATCATTCTCTTTTCCATAAGTTCTAATAGCATCCATAACATCTTGCTCTAAGTAGAGACACATTTTTAACGTACCTTTTTTAGGTATAGATTTAGCCATTAATTCTCCTTAGTTTTAGCCTCTTTTGCTTCCATTTCTTTTTTATGGTCAGCTGACCATCTTTCTATTATCTCTTTCATAGTTGGATCTATTTCTTCAAGTTCCATTAATTCTTTCTTTAGTTCATTAAGTTTCTCTCGAGACGCAGTTAAATAAGTGTTTCCAAAAGCATATATTTCATTAGCCATTTTAAACTTAAAATAAGAAGTTTTTTCTTTTTTAGTCGCATCTATTAAAGAATAAAAAGTAGGAAATGAAGACTGAGAAAATGTTAAAAGAGGTAATAATATTCTTATTGATAGTATGCCCTAATCTATTGATTCGTCTTTTATATCTGATATTATCTTCTCAAAACTTTCATCAATATAGAGTGAGAATGATTCTTTATAAATTTTTTTTAAACGCTTAGCTGCAGCTATTCGTTCCTTAACATCACTTTTCATCATTAATCTTCCTTGCTTCTAGCATTTTTATATGCAGTAAACCTAGCCAACTCAACCTGTCTTTCTGCTTTCAGTATCTTTATTCTTAAAAAATTTGCTTCTCTGTAGAGTGATGAAATTCTTACTTCAACAGCTATCAATGAACAAAATGTAACGATTGCTTGCGCAATTAAAAAAATCATTATCCACGACATTATTTTTCCTCTTTAACTAACTTAACTTGTTCGACCTTCCATTTAGTGAACCCATCTCTTCTATATGGCTCAAGATCTATCTCTTTAAGATAAGGTATTAAACCATAGTTAACAGAACCTCTAATTTCTGTTGGCTTAAAAACAAAGCCATTTTTATCATAAGAAGCTACGCCTTTAGAAAGCTCAACAAGTTCAGCTTTCTTCTCGTCCTTTATTTTTTTAAGGGCTTTGTACTGTAACTCGAGATTATACAACTCAAGAGCAGATTTAGACCACTTCTCTCTACGTTGAGTCATACCTTTAAACAATGAATTAATTTTCATAATAGTCTCCTGTATTTAGTCCGTTTCATATTTCCTACTATAATGATAGCCTATGACAGCATTAATGTCAAGGGGGTAATATAAAGACGACGAAAACCCCATTGAATCAACAATGGGGAGAACGCCCGTAAGAAAGATACATGAAAGTCAAAGTAAGTGGTTTCTATTTTTAAGTATTACTTCAGAACCCATATAGGTTTTAAATCATCCAAGCTTTTTTGCAAATAAGTTTCTTCTCTTCCATCTTGATATGATACTAAACATATTGAATTAAGAGGTAGTTGATCCATTTCATTAGGAGGACTATGCCGAGTAATAGTCATAAGTTCTTCAGCTTCTTTCATACTACCCTCAATGGTTAAATTATATGCCAAGCAACAATGAGAAAGACTGTCTTTTACGATAAGTCATTTTTCCACCTAAAGCCTGATCAGGATTCTTAATCTTTCCTGATAGATCTTTATCTTCTTCAAACTCAATCATACACTCTTTCCATTGCCCAGATTCAGGATGCTCCATACGAGCTATAAAAACAAATCTACCCCATCGCTCTTGAAGGAAGAAATCTACGGTAAGGCCATTGTCATCAAGAGGCTCTGCGAAAGCTCTACGTAAGTCTGGCCAATTTTCATAATCTCCATGTTGACCTTTACCGCTAGCTATTAGTTCTTTAAGTCCTTGGACTTTAGCTTTACTAACAGACTTAGCAAGATCTCTTGTTTCTTCTGAGTGCTCAGGAAATATCATTTTTTGGCGTGCGTATTCAAACTCTTTTTTTAGCTCCGCAACGTCTTTCTTTAGAGCATCTACCTGTCTATTAAGAGCTACAGAATTATCATGGCTTACTGCTAAGGCTCTTTTTATTACACCATACTCAACTATTTCTGTGCGCTCTTCCCTAACGGCAATAGCTTGTTCTTCCATTAACGTTCCCTTAATAGTTGCTTGTTAGTTCTTACTTTTGTTATAACAGATTTCCACTTGCTTTGACGTAGCTCATGTAAATCGTCTATTTCATGGTCATCCATAATCATTTGTGCCATGTCTGGGTAACCATCTAACTCTTCAACTAATTCATCATACTGAACTTTATTGATACGTTCATATGATTCGTCTTTTCTATTAGCAGCGCTACCACGTAGAAGCTTCTTTTCATTAGAACCTTTTTGATAGCGTATGCAGTCGTCATCTTCTCTAGGTATATGACAGCCAGTTATAGATGAATAAGCCGTTCTTTTAAGCCAGCTTATATAGCTTGTAAGAGCGACTGGATCATTACCGTTAGCCTTAACTATCATTTGGCTTTCTACAAATTCACCACTAGAATGCTTCAGCTGCGTATGAATTATCTGAGAAGAATCATGCGAGTAATCATTTATAACTTGAATTACTGAAATACCATTAGAAGTAAGAGGCTCTCTTGTAGCATCTATAACAGCTTGAATGCTAGCAAAAGCTATACCAGAATACTTATTCTCTTCTAGTTCCTTAATAGGTTTATAGGCACCTTGCGCTAAGGCTAATGCTTTAGAAAGCTCTATTGTAGATTCTGATTGATTTACTTTCTTTATATAAGAAAGTGGCTCTACTCTCTCTAAAACTATCTTAGTAAGAATATCAATCTTGTCTTCTAAGCGACGTATATTATCTTCCAAAGTGCAACCTCCAAGAAATAACACATGAAGCTAACACAAAGGCTATACAAAGATAAAATGCTATGTCTGACAAAGCTATAAAGCTTTTCTTAACTACTTTTTTGAGGATCTTCTTTTTAGTTTTATTTTTAATGTTCCAGACGTTGCGTCTTTCTTTGCAGATATAATAAGAAACAATGCTTCTATTAAGATTATGTTTTTTTGATATGTCGATGTTTCTATGACCTAAGGCGTGTTCTTCTAAGATGCATTTAATCGTTTTGCTCGAAATTCTCGTCATCTTTTTCCTCTTCGCATTTAACATTCTTTAAAATATCAAAGATTTCTACAATGCCTGGCCAATTCTCTTTAATATAGTCTTCTATGACCATAAGTTCTTCTTGAATAGACTTCATTTTATGGAGTATTACCGATTGATAGTCGTCTTTTTTAGCGCTTTTTAAACGTATGCTATACTTTAAAAGTCTTTCTACTAAGAAAGCAGCGTGTTCGTGAACTAATCTAACATGACCAGATAGTGGCTTTGAATATCGTTCCATAGTTCTCCTTTTTGTATGCGCCGATCAAATTTTCATGACAACTTTTGTATGAGTCTTGTGTCTGCTTTGCACCGCAAAGGATCGGCGCACAAGTATTATAGCACATTTTAAGTTTTACTACTACTTGATTAAGAGCATTAACTTTTATATACTATTCCTTTATTAATAAGGGAGAAAAAATGATTGAATCTGTCAATTCAGATAAAGAGCACTTTGATCTTTTTAAGAAGCAACCAAGAGTTATGTCATCGACCGATTCAGGTCTCTATAAAAGATATAAATATACCCCAAAAGAAATAGATGAAGTGGTTGAGTATTTCAAGTTCGAGGAAAGAAAAAGGCGCGGCTTTAGTAGTCCGTATTTGAAAAAGAATCCTTTCCAGAATTACTTTGAAAACTATGTTATTTCTTTAGAGAAAGAGTTTAAATATTTAGGTGAAACTGAGGCTAATCTTAGGATTTTAACTGAGCTTGAAAAGAAACATAAATTAGCTCTGGCTACGTTTATTTAGACATGTTAGCTTAAATAAAATCACCTTTTAGGAGTTTTCCATGAAAAAGTTATTACTACTAAGCCTACTACTAACCTTCCCCCCTATGATTGCGGGCTGGTCAGACGTCGGTGAGGGCATTTCTCAGCAAGAGTATATAGATGCTATGGACATGGTAATCACGTGCGTTACCGTTGATGTTTCAACTCCTGAGAATATAAGAAATCTTAAGTGTGACGTAGAAGGCTGCAAAGAGTTAGTATGCAATATCTGGATTACTCAAGACACGGGTATTGTTAAGAAGAGATGTGAGAAGCATAAAGATAAATAGCCTGCTTACTATTAAGAGGCCTAGGTGTTGCTTGCTCGCTCACTGCGGCCTCTTTTTTAGGATAGTTTTATTTTAAAACTTTTACTACTTCTCTAGCTAAAGCTTTTATAACTGGGATTGCTACAGAGTTACCAAGCTGCTTATATGCTTGAGTATCACTTACTGGAAAAACAAAAGAGTCTGGAAATCCTTGAAGCCGTGCACATTCTCTTGGTGTTAATCTACGCACATTGCTTTTAATATTTATACAATCTTTTGACTTCATACAAGTAAGCGTAGGAAAATATTCAGAATCTGGCGAAAGCATTCTATAAATGCCATTTAAACCATGAGAGTTTCGTGAATTAATAAAATCGAATTTATCACCTATTGGTTTAAGTATTTTTTTATTAACGAGTTCTTCTAAATCAAAATAAGTAATACTATTATCAAGTTCTTGAAGATCTTGAAGGCACATGGGACCGCCATCAATAGAACTATATTTTAACTTGCGCCTATTTTTTAATAAAAGCATACAGATATGTTTTTCTTGCTCACTTGTATTAATCATGTCCCATGAATGTATTGTATTCTCACCGTTTCTTATATCGGAAAACGTAGCCGTATCTTTTATAAGTATTTCAGAACCGTCTTTATAGTATCTTGCAGTTAAGGTTCTTGAGTTTGCAGTATCTTCAGTAACCAATGAATAGCCAAAACCAGAACCTTTTAGTAAGTGCTTAGCTTTTCTTGCTTGATGCCCTTGCCACATTTTATTAGATATGAAGTATTTTTGATTAACTTCATCTTCTAAGATATCTCCCACTCTTGTTTTCATCATTGTCGGTTTAGGGAACTCAAAGTCGGTTTCTCCTCTAAAGGCTACTATATAAATACGCTCTCTATTTTGTGGTAATCCAAAGTCTTTTGCGTTTAATACTTTATATAATACTTTATAGTCAGATTCTTCTAATGTTTTAATTATTGTTTGTAAGGTGTTTCCTTTGTCGTGTCTTACGAGATTTTTTACATTCTCTAAGAAAACTACCTCTGGTTTATGATGTTTAATTATTCGCGCAATTTCAAAAAATAAAGTTCCACGTGTATCATCAAATCCTTTTCTTAATCCTGCTTGGGAAAATGGCTGACAAGGAAATCCTGCTACAAGCACATTAAAGCTCGGTATGTCTTCGACAGCAACCTTTTTTATATCGCCTGACGGTTTATCGCCAAAATTCTTTTTATAGGTTTCTTGTGCATATTTGTCCCATTCTGAGGAGAAAATACACTTACCTCCAACGCTTTCAAACCCTAGTCTTATTCCGCCTACTCCTGCAAACAAATCTATAAAATTAAATGACATGCAAAGCCCCTTTTTATGTAGTATAAAGACAGTGTTGTGACTCAAGTTAAAACTTTAAAAAGGGAGAGTCTATGCCTAAGAGAATTTGTTTGAAGTGTGGGAAAGAGTTTGAAGTCTCGGAGCAATCATATATTAGGGGTTATCGTCTTCATTGTAGTGATGCTTGTAAGCACGCAGATCTACGTGTGTACTACACTGGAAGAGATGGTACGGAAAAATTTACGTACAAAAGCACTCGTAAGGCTCAAAAAAATAGAGCGGTAAGCTACGAGTAAAACTTTTTAATATCCCTAGCAAAAAACTTTTAAGGAGAGGTAGCTTATGGAGACATTGAAAGAATTTGTTTGTCAGGAGTGCAAACAAATATTTAAGGCACGAGCATACGAAAGAGGAAAGTTTTGCTCAACAGAATGTTATAGATCTTACTGGGGAAGAGAACGATCGCATGTGCTTGGGGACTTAGGTAGAGAAGCAAGAAGAGAGAATAAGAAAAAAGTTTTGACTAAAAAGCGATATATACTTTATTAATACGCGTTTTATAGATAAGATAGATTAAATTTAAGTTTGAAATCAAAATCATATGAAAATTAAAGAGCCGCTGGAAACCAACGACTCTTTATAATTTTCAGCTTCTTGCTAATAAATACTGAACATATTTATTAACGGGTAGTAATGTCACCAAAAGACGAAAGTATTATACCATGAATTTACTAACAAAAACAAGTAAAACTACAAAAAAGCCTGTATCTAGGCGAAAAAACCCTCTTTCATACAAACATAGATCTTGGTTTTTCAAGGCAAATGATGATCGTAAGTATCGATACATAGACATATCCTCATTAGAATCACGATTGTGGCCTACTTTTCCAAATGATCCCTTATTTTTGCTTTCTTTTCTCTCTAAGTATTTGAATCGATCACAAGCGAATCTTTTTTATGTGATCTTCTGCTCATTCAATAACAAGAAAATACGAAAGCTAAGTAGGCTAGAGATACAAAGGCGAGTACAAAAATTGTGTTTAAAGCTTGAAAATAAAGAGAAAGTCTATCATGTCGGTGATATATCAAAACTTACCAATATGATAGATGCTCTTGGGATTATACAAAAGAAGGGGTGTTTTAGTTCTGATAAAAATGCACCTAATAGATATAAAGTTAACCCATGCTTTGATGATGACTATTTCCGTAAGCGCTTTATAGGTCTCATGCTATTAACCTTAAAAGGGAAGACATCTTATCATTTTTCAGAACGCATTAACAAGCGCTATAAAGTATCCTATAAGAAAACAATATGTGAAATTTGGAAAGACGTACCAGACGAGTATATGGACGGTTTTAAAACGCTTACACCTACACATGAACAAGAAGTAAGTACTTTATATAAATTTAAGGTAAAGATTAAAAGTGAAGAGCCTCACAAAGATAAAGCTATTAAGAAAGAGATAAATATCACCGCACAGAATGTTAAAAAGCTTATAAACATGCGTGATTATATGAAAGAGTATGATTTTGGGTACGATATGAGTATTAGCAGTGAAAGTGTTAGCGAAAAAATTATTGTTACTCATGAGAAATATGAAGAACTCGATGCTCTATTTTCAGGCAAAAACATCGCCGAGTCATAGTGAAGAGGTCTCCATATTTCCCATTTATGAGTTTTTATCTATTCTTTTTAATAATGGTGTTTAAGCTTTTTACAGCATCAGCTATAAGGTCGTTACTGAACTTCTGAACGCCTAGAGCCATTCTAATCGCAAGCAGCTCAATAGAATTACTATCAACAATGCCTTTTTCTACTTTATTGATATGTGCCATAAAGTTCTTGTTAAATACGTCTTTTAAGCCCTTAATTACTTTTTTTTCTTCTTTAGTAAGTAACGAAGCACTCTCTTTACGAATTTTTTGAGCGATCTTTAACATTACTCTCCCTTGGCATCAACAAACGTCACCATGTTAGCAACCACGCTAGCATCATCTAGTCTGCCCTCAATGAGAATACGTTTACCCTGGCCAAAGTATTTATGGATCATAGTTTTCGTACCACCAAACGCTTTTATAATAAATGTCTCTGTTTTGGTCTTGTCGGCGTATGTACTGCTGTACTCCAAGTTGAAAGTACAACCAGAACCCATCTCCCATATTTCTGATGCGATAGTACCCATTAGTATTACTTTGTTATAATCGTCCATCTTTATCCCTTAAATTTGCAGTTAAATCTTAATGCTTGCTCTCGTATCTGCTTCTTGCTCTTTCTTTCCTTTACCTGTGGTCTAAATAAGCCCAAGGCTGCAATATATTCCCTCAGTACTCCATCTGTACCAATATTAGTATTTACTTCTTTACGGCTTAAATATGAGGCTAAGTATTCCACGCTCTCACTATCGCCCTCGTTCATCGCCTCGGTCATTTCTTCGATGGTCTTTAGTACGTATCTTTTTCTAACACCAGCTGCACTTAATGGTGGCTTTAGCGATTTCTCTCGAAAGTCCATTCTCTACCCTTCTAAAATGTTATATATAAAAGTGAAGAACGGGACACCCTAAGAGGGACCATTCTCCACCACATACAGAACACATACTAAGAATAGATGTGTTTTATTAATACTCTTTTGTCTCTTCTTCTTTTATGTCACACTCAATTGAATAAATCATGAAACTTGCAAGCTGCTCTTTAATCTCGTCTATATTTTTAACAAAATACCGTGCGTACTCACCGTTCATTTCTTTATAGACAACGTCTTTGCCTACAAATAAAACTTTTCTAAATCTTGGAATTTCAGTTATTTCATCTTTATGAAGGACAAACTGGTCGCTATCATTCAGAATTATTTCCGCAAAAGTATGACCACAATCAATTAATGCTTTTTCTACTTGTCTTACTTGATTCATTGGCTCAACAACATGGTAATAGTAACGAGAACAAGCTATTTCAAAATCTGTCATTTCAAACCTCCTTTAATACACTGGAAAACACCATGAAGGAATTTAAGAACTCCAATAGCTCGGGCTTTTCAAGAAAGATTGCCCGCTGTGTCTCTACACTATAGGACTCTAGTAATTGTTGGATTTTGAGAACAACGTTCCAGTTTTCACTGTCCGTCTTTAAAATGCTTTTCCATCTCTTTTATACATATAGTACAAAACACTTTTATAGAATCTTCTTCTTCTTTATCGTCAAACTTAATATTGATTAATCCTTAAAAGTTTTTTTTAAATCTTCCAAGACTGTTTGCATATACTCTTTTCCGTCTTCAAGGGAAAAATCTTTAAAGCAGCCTTCTTCACACTCATCAGTTTTACCGCCATGGACTTCATCCATATGAGTCTTGACTCTCTCTAACTCACTCATTGCAAACCAAGCAGAATCAGCAGACTTTTCTAAATGTTCTTGTAGTTTCTTATAAGAGGGACACAATTCATCCATAGCTATGTCAACAGCTCTATCCATAACATCTTGGAAATCTATTGAGTCATTCTTTTTGCTGTTTTTCTTCTCTTCTTCCTCTAGCCTCTGCTTCTTTCTTCGTTGTCTAAAGGACAAAATTGCGTTTCTGCTCTCTTCGCTAATATAAAATCTAGGCTTATTTTCCATGATTAATCCTTTATCTCTTGGTTATTTATTAATAGACCTTTTATCTCACCTAAATATGTAGAAATATCACAAAGAAGGCGTATTACAAAGCAAATCTGGATAGAAATTAAACCTAAAATAAGATATTCCATATTACCCTTCTACTTTACTCGGTAACTAATATAATCATCATGTTGCTTCTTAATCTGCTTCTTGCTCTTTCTTTCCTTTACCTGTGGTCTAAATAAGCCCAAGGCTGCAAGATATTCCCTCTTCAAGGGAAAAATCTTGCAGCCTTCTTCACACTCATCAGTTTTACCGCCATGGACTTCATCCATATGAGTCTTGACTCTCTCTAACTCACTCATTGCAAACCAAGCAGAATCAGACCATAACCATCATTACCAGATACTGCTAAAACAACAATTCCTGGTTGAGGTAATACTTTCGAAGTCTCTAACCATATAGGTTTAGGTATTTTCATATATTAATCCACTAGCTTAAAATGATAGCTGCCAATATAATTCCGCAAGTTATTGATAACATGTGTCCCCCTGGTCAAAAGTTGAAAGAGCATACAATACAATGTAGGTAACTATAATCGCGCCTAAAAGCCCCATGATTCCCCCTAGTCTCTATCTGACCAATCAAAGAAAGGTCCATGTGTAAATAATTCATCTGAACAATCATTGCAGTAAAGATTGCCATCTATATCGCTGCCACAATCATCAACATCATCTATTTCTAATCCGCAATGATAACACTCTGTTGCTTCTGAAGGCTTTAAACCTTCTATTATTTTCTTTTTAACAACAGTCTCTAGTTCTTTTGAAACGCCTATTATTTCTATTTTCATGTGTAAACCTCCTTATTAATCTATAAGAACTGAATAAGCTTTTGCCCAATTTCTTAGGAAAATAGACTTAGCAGCATCGCAGCGGTCAATTTCTTCTTCGTTATCTTGTTCAAGCTCATACTTTTTATTAGAAGCTAGCTCAGAACCGATAATTATGTCATAAATGGCAACTGCCTCTTTAGACAACTCCATTTCTTCACCAGAAAATTGGTTTTTAACAACCTCGCTTTTTGTTCCAAGAATTAGAGAAGGTATTAGCTCTTGCTCTCTCTTAGATGTTAAAAATCCAATGTCTGATAGTTTAACTTTATTGAACTTGTCGTTATAAAGCATTGAAAAAACTTTTTCCATGATATCCCTTTAACCTTGCATATCTGCGAGTTGATTCTCTAAAGTTGTTATTTGTTCGCGCAAGCCTTTTCTTTTGCAAACATCGTCTGGAGTAAAGAAGTCATCTATAGCGCAAAGAGTGACCTCTAGCTTATCGATTTTATTACGTAGTGCTTGTTGTGTTTTTGGTTTATATAAGCGACTGATATACATTGTATTCTCCTGATTAATACGTTTTCATATACTACAATGATAGCATACGACAGCATTAAGTCAAGTACTCTATAAAAGCTAGATAAAACACGGATCTAGTAGTAGTATTCGATAAAGTAATAGCCACCCTATTACAAGGAGAATACTAATGCCTATGCTCTATACAATACCAGGCCGCCCTATTCCTTGGGCAAGAGCTGGCTATAATCGCGAAACTGCCTGTATCTATGACCGCCAGAAGATGGAAAGAATTCAACAGAAACTCCTACTAGAGCATCAACATGGCGCCAATCCCTTTTATGAAGGCCCTTTATTTCTATTCATGACTTTCTATATGCCTATTAATAAATCGTTCTCTATACGTAAAAAGGCAGAAATGGAAGGTACTCATCACTTCTGTAAGAGTGATATAGATAACCTTCAAAAGTGGGTCATGGATCTAAGTTCTAACGTACTATTTAAAGATGACTGTCAAATATGTGATCTATCAGTACGTAAACGTTACTCAAATAACCCTCGAACTGTATTTTCTTTACTGGAGCTAGATAACCATGGCAACGAAAACCACCGAGATGAGAATTTCACCGAAGAAGAAACCAAAATCATTACATCCTTCACTAATCAAAGCTAAAGAAGCACTAGAAGGTAAAACCGCTAAGCCTATCATTAAGAGAAATAAAGTAGAGAAAGCTGTCGTGCCCGTAACTACAAAGGTTATTGACTTCTATAAGGGGTATCGTTCAAGCCATAATAAGGAAATGATACAGTCAAAAAGAGATAATATGGCAGAAGCTCTAGTACTCTGGTCACTACGCCCTGACTCTGTTGAAATAACCGACTTTTGCATGGAATACGACGTCACTGAAGCAAGCCTTGAAATTCTATCTAGAAGGCATGAAGTAATAAAAGAAGCACGTGATACTGCTCTTGATACTATTATGGCTAGACGTGAAAAAGGGGCACTGTTTATGGAGATAAATGGGAAGCGAGTGAATTCTTCAGAAATTAAACATTATCAAGGTCAACAGTCTCGACGCTTTAGAAGCATGAGAGAGTGGGAGGCTAGTCTAAGAAAAGATGACGGAATGAGGTCGGGCAACTTTGACCTACATTTCTATGATCAAGATAAACCGAAGGGCGATGATGAACCTAACGACACAAATACACCTAAATAAGTTCAAACGTCGCCCCTATCAACAGGGATTGTGGGACGCCATTATGCGTGATGGCCTAAAGAAAGCACTGGTAATATGGCCTAGACGTGCAGGTAAGGATCTAACTATCTGGGATCTTGTAATAAACCTTGCGCTGCGGCGTACCACAATCACTTACTACATTTTCCCTACTTATAGCCAAGCACGTAAAGCACTTTTTGATTCTATGACGAATGACGGGCAAAAATTCTTGTCGTATATTCCTCCTGAAACAATTGTTAGGAAGAATGAGCAGGAAATGAAAATAACGCTCTATAATAATTCCATCATACAATTTGTTGGATCCACCGACTACGACAAGCTTATGGGCACAAATCCTTCTGTTTGCGTGTTTTCTGAGTATGCTTTACAGGATCCGCGTGCCTATCAGTATATCCGACCGATTTTGACTGCTAATAACGGAATTGCTCTTTTTTGTAGTACGGTTCGTGGTAAAAACCATTTATATAACCTTTATAACATAGCTAAAGACTCAGATAGTTGGTATTGTTCCAAGCTTTCCGTTGAGGATACTAAGCATGTCTCTATAGAAGAGATTGATAAGCTCGTTGAAGATGGTGAAATGTCTTTAGACATGGCTCGTCAAGAGTTCTGGAATGACTTCAATCTTGGTGTTGAAGGTTCGTACTATGCTCGATACCTTGATAAGATGGAGCTAGACGGCAGATTGGGTAGAGTTCCTTGGGAGAATGACTTTAAGGTGCATACTGCTTGGGATCTTGGCATGCGTGATAGCATGAGTATCATCTTTTTCCAAACTATAGGCTCTGCTGTTCATGTTATTGATACTTATCAGAATACCGATAGAGGTATTGAGCATTACATAGAGGTCTTGAACTCTAAGCCATGGCATAAGATGTACGGTACTCACATAGCCCCACATGATATTAAGGTGCGTGAGTTAGGTACTGGCTTATCTAGGCAGGAGAAGGCTAGCCAGTTAGGTATAGACTTTGAACTAGCGCCTAACATACAAATAATTGATGGCATTGAGGCCGTTCGTACAACATTAGGCCGCATGTATATCAATGAGGATACTTGTAAGCCTCTTCTTGAGTCTCTTGCTAACTATCGCAAGGTTTATAATGAGAAGAATGGTGTTTACGATACTCGACCACTTCATGATAAATACAGTCATATGGCTGATGCTTTAAGATACTTGTGTTTATCGTTTTCTAAGACACGAGACTCTATTAGTGCTGACGATGTTGCTAGAATTAGAAACGAAGCGCTCTACGGTGAAAATTCATATAGTGGTGGACCTTTTTCTAATAGATATGGAAGGAAGTACTAGTTTTAATATTTAAGAGAGAAGAGAATTAGTTTTCTGTCTTCTAATTAAGCCATAGTACACTCGCTCTGTAATAAAAATTAGTTATTTACGGGGTGAGTGCTATGGCAGACTTTTCTACTATCGAGACTAAAATAAGGCGTATTACTCAATCGCCTTCTAAATCTGATTTAACGAAGGCGCAGATTCAAGACTATGTAAACGACTTCATTCTTAACGATATGCCCGAAAGAATGCGTACCTTTAGCCTCCGTAAACAGTTTTCTTTCTATACTGAGCCTAATGTTGGCTCGTATGCCTCTGGTAGCACAACCGAGTTAGATGATTTTAAGCAAAAGAACCTTACCGTGCATGCGCCTTTTTACGTTGCTGGTGTAAGCGCTTCTTACTCGCAAGATATTAGCGAATTCACTGCCTCATGGCCGTCTACGGCTACTCAGACTAAAATAGCAGGTGCTGATGGTACACTAGCCTATTTTAGTGGAACGCTAGCAGATTTTCCCATACAAAAGAATAAGGTTTTATTTACCGCTACAACATCTACTGGCACTGGACTCAAATTAACTGATGACGGTAATGGTAGCTTAGTAGGTGATACAGGTATTGGAGTGAACATAATCGACTATGCAACTGGTGCTTATTATCTTACTTTTTCTGAAGCGCCTAAGACTGGTACGTCTATTTATGCTCAAGTACACCCTTATGTTGCTAATAAACCTACATCTATTCTTTACTATGCTGATGTATTCACCGTAAGGCCTATCCCAGATAGAATTTACCAAATAACCTTTACGGTACAGTGTCGGCCTACAGACTTATGGGATGCTGATTCTGATGAGCCTATGTTGCAGGAAAATTGGAAGTATATTGCTTACGGTGCAGCTATAGAAGTTCTTCGTGATCGTGGTGATGATGATACGCTGGAAAAACTTTACCCTCGCTTTGAGGAATTAGAGAATCTTGCAGAAAGGCGCACAACAGTCCAATACATGGATGAAAGAGCGCCTACTATATTTACAAATACATCTTCTAGCTTCAGTCCATTTGATAGATAAAAAGGAGTTTACTCATGGCTTATAATGCTAACAAACCACAAAGCTCAGACGTACCCGCTACATCTCAGGCAGACATCTTAGCCAACTTTATTGCTATTAAAACGCTTATAGATGTAAACCACGCTACTTTTTCAGATGCCAGCGAAGGAAAACATAAACACGTCTCTTTACCTGAGCAAGCAGCATCTCCCGCAACACTGGTCAATGAAATAGCACTCTTCTCTCGTCAGTCTGCCTTGACTGGTGTAGCTGAACTCTGTTTACGCAAAGAGAATAATGGTACCGTGAATGAAATAGCTTACGGTGCTACCTGGGCACGTTTATCTTCGGGAATCTTGCTGAAATGGGGTACAATAACTGCTAATGGTCTTGCCACAATAACTTTCCCCGTTGCTGCAAACATCCCTGCATTTGTAACACTTTTAAGCATGCAGCTTACTATTGGTGATACTGGTATTACTGATTCTAACAGTGCTATAAGGATTATAAGTGGAACTAATCTTGCCTTTAGGGTTTATGGATCTCCTAGAACTACGGCAGGAGCTAAGAACGTAGGATTTAACTACTTAGCCATAGGTCTATAAACATGGACAAGTTTTTTATTGGGCCTTTATCTTCTGGTAAGGAGAAAAACGTCAAGCCGTTCATGCTACCAGATGATGCTTTTGAAAGACTAAACAATGCATATGTTTTTAGAGGAAGTATAAGGAAAAGATTCGGCGAAAGGCTTATGGTGCCGACAAATGGGGCGGTAGAAGGTTATGAGTATCTTGTTTCTCGGTTGCGTATTAGCGTGGGTTCTACTGATGGAGTGGGCGATCTTACAGTAGGGGCAGGCGCTGATCTTGCCAATGCTGAAGTAGGGTCAATGTTCTCTTGCGGGACTGATCTTTTTACTGTGTTTGAAACTGGCAGCCCTATGACCTTAGTAACTAATGGTACTGCGACTACTCACACGTTCGATACTACTTCTGGTGCTTTAGTAATAGCAGGGTCACAACATACATTGCCTGTCTACTACTATCCAGCTGAGCCTGTTATGGGCTTGATGAATTACGAGTTTTCTAAGATAAATGATGAACCTCTTTATGCATTTGATACAAAATTTGCTTATTACTACGAAGATAGTGGGTGGCTAAGACTTGGAACAAAACAGTTTACTGGTAGTGATCATGATTTCTTTTGGGGCGAAAATCATCGTGGTGCTGATGCTGCTCTGGATTCTCTTTTTATAACAAATAACGTAGAAGCTGATGGTATGACTTGGTACTCGGCAGCTTCTCCCGCAGGTTCAAGCTTCAAACCCATTATCGATGCTGCAGGATCTACTATTGAAACATGCAAATGTATAATATCTTTCCATAACAGGCTTATTTTGTGTGGAACTACTGAAAAAGTAGGAGGTACATCAGTAACTTATAAGTCACGCATTCGTATTTCATGGGAGGGAAGTCCTTTTGATGTTAATGCTTTCCGCGAGGATATTCCTGGCAGGGGTTCTGGTAAAGATATGCCTACACAAGAGGCTATTGTTACCGTACAACACCTTAAAGATAGAGTTATCTTTTATTGCGAACGTTCTACTTGGGAGCTAGTTTTTAGAATGAACGCATTTGCCCCCTTTGAATTTCAACAAATTAACACCGAACTCGGCGCAGAATCAACATTCTCACAGATATCATTTGATGGCGCCGTGCTCGGTGTCGGAAATGTAGGAATTCATGCTTGCGATGGTCAAGGTGTTAAGCGCATTGATGAGAAAATCCCAGATGAGGTATTTAATATTCATAACAAAGATGCTGGTCTTGAGAGGGTTGCAGGTATACGTGACTTTGTATCTGATCAAGTATTTTGGACGTTTCCGTCGAAGGATAGAACTACCTTAACTAAGTTTCCCGATCAAGTTCTTGTCTTTAATTACAACCTTGGAACATGGGCTACGTTTGACGATACTATTACCGCTTGGGGTTATTGCCAAGAAGGTAACAAGCAAGTAACATGGGCTGATTTAACGGTTACTTCGTGGGCAGATTGGTTAGTGCCATGGGAAGTTCAAGACGGTGGGCTTGCTTCGCAGCCTAAAAACCGTAATGTAATCGCAGGTAATCAACAAGGATTTGTCTTTATAGTAGATGCTGATAAACCTACTAATTGCCCTAGCACTTACATTTCTTCTATAGCGGCTGCTACTTTAAACTCAGTACCGCTTGTTGTAAGAAATCACAACCTTAAAGTAGGTGACTATGTTCTTGTAGAAACCTGTAAGGGTATAACTGCTTTCAACGATCAGATCCTACGAGTAGATGCAATAGGACCTTCGGCCAATGAGCTTACTTTGTACTATCCTGGTGCTTTTACAGGGACTTATACAGGCGGCGGAACACTTACTAAGGTGTCTCGTATAGATATACTTACCAAGCAATACAACTTCTACTCAGATGAAGGCTGTAACATGTCAGTAAACCGTGTAGATTTCAACGTAGATAAGACGGAAAACGGTGAGATAACTGTAGACTACTCAACCTCTACGACTGGTATTATGATGTCTGATGATGCTATTGATACAGGTTGTGATCTTGGTGAGCCTATTCTTGAAACCTCTGCTTATGAACTTGTACCTATGGAAGAGTTTCAAAAGCAACTATGGCATGCTTATTATCTACAAGCTCGTGGTAGTTACATACAATTTAGATTCTTCATGACAGATGAACAGATGCTTTTAAAGTCATTATCTGAAGCAGACTTTCAACTTAATGCGTTTATTATCAGTACAGAAAGAGCGGGGAGGCTTCAATAAATGGCATATAAAGAGATACAAGGGTCATTCGTACCTACAACGGGTGAACCCACACCACAGCGTATAAACAAGATGGCTACAATCCTTAATACTAAAGTTACAGGCTTTCAAACGTTAACTGAGTTCGTTAATGGAAGGGTTTGGTTTCCCGACCCCGCCTTAACTTCTTCAACAGCTCAATCGCCTACTTTAAGGCAAGAAGTTTGTAAGACATTTAATATTGGAACTCTACCCGCAGCAGCTGGTACTTTAACGGTAGCTCATGGTTTAACCATAGATGCCTATCTTAGTACAACAAACATATACGGCTCTGCTACTGACCCATCTACTAAGTTCATACCATTGCCCTATGCGTCTGCAACTGCTGCCGATGTCGTTGAAGTTTGGCTTGATGCTACTAACATAAACATTAAGGTAGGCAAGAATATGAGCGGATTTACTAAGACTTATTTAGTTGTTGAGTGGATTGCTCAGTAGGTTTTTCATCTTCAGGAAGAGTAGGAAGTGGCATCCAGTGAGAAAGTTCACCACGTAAAAACTTATACATGTCTGCAAATGAATCGTCTTTTGGGAAGTAACAAGATCCTGTTATAGATCCTATATGGTTAACTTCTACAAACTCGTAGCAAGCCCCTGGTATCCAACCCGCTTCTTTGTTGAGATTCCATTCCCAATTGCTATCTTCTTCTATTTTATCTTTTAAGACACTTAAAGGTACGTGCTCTTTCTCTATTCTTGTAGCGACAAAAGCATGTTCTTCGTTGGAATAGCCTGACCCGTCTTTAGCTACAAGAACAGGGACATCAATTTCTGGTAACTCCTCTATTATAAGAATCCTTTAATCACACTCTGTTGATCTAAAATAGATCTCAAATCCGCAAACAACGAGTGGTATGACTGTAGTTACGCAACCCGCTGCTGCTACATACCACTTTTTCTTTGTAGTTCTCAATTGTTCTTCTAGTTCTCGATTTGAAGACATGAGCTCGCGGACCATCCACTGGCTTAGCATTCTATCAATGCTTTCTTCTTCTCTATATTGGGCAGGGATACGCTCTACAATGCCAACATCATCACTGATTACTATTTCAGGAACTACTAACTGCATTGCATTTAAGTTGAGACAAAAGAGTATTCCTACTTCGATAAATCTTCTGCGCATTCAAGTTCCTCAAGGCGTTGGAGTATTCTCCATCTCATTTCAAATAGCTCAGTATTTCCCTTCTTATCTTTGCTTATTATGCGTGTGAAGACGCTTACAACTTCTTTATCTTCTTTATTGAAGAGTTTCACAGCTGCACAGGTGGCATATTCCTTAGGTGTCTTTGGCGATCTAATTGGACTGCTAGGTGTTTGCATTGCATATGCAGGCATAATTAACATAAGTGACAGTAAAAGCTTCTTCATTTTTTTCCCTTTATGAGTTTTAAACAATACTTCTATAATAATCTAATTTTGTACCTTACCTATAGTGTTCTAATCTTAGAGCGATTAATCACAATTAAACGGGGCGTATCCCCGTCGGGAGTAACACTATGGGATGTAAGGGCGGAAAATGCTCTCTAAAAGGTAAGTCTAAGGCTGGACCTTCTAAGCCATCAGCAACTTATTCTAAGAACAAATACGGAACTGTGTCTAATATACCTACTATGACACCTCAACAAAGCGGGTTGTTAGCTACATTATCTAAACTTGGGCTTAAAGGACAAGAAGATCTTTATCCAAGGATGATGGGCGATCCTATGGCTGGCTTTGCCCCTATACAGCAACAAGCACAGCAAAACTTTAATCAACGTACAGTGCCAACTATAGCTCAACGATTTTCTTCTATGGGCGATGGAAAGTTGAATCCTAACAGCCAGTTTGAAAGGCTTATAAAAGCAGGAGGTGGCAACTTATCTACTGACCTTGCTGCTCTTGGTTCTGACTATGGTATGAATCAGCGTAATCAACAAATGAATTACCTTAACTCACTCTTAGGGCAAGGATTACAACCTCAAGTTGAGGATCAATATCACCAACGACCACCCAGTGCTTGGGGAAGTATAGGAGGTGGACTTATGAACGCTGGAATGAATTTAATGGGTGCTTGATTCGGAGTATAAAATTATGTGGACAAAAATTTTAGGTGGAGCATTGGGACTTCTTGGCTTTGGAGCTTCGCGTATAGCAGCTAAAAAACAAAAGAGACGGGAAAAAAGGGATTTTAGAAATCCACCTGTGACTTATACGCCAACAATGACACCAGAACAAAAATCTTTAGCGGACGCTATGGGGCAGTTTGGTCAAAAAGGTGTTGAAGAGAATTACCCTTATCAAATGGAAGATATATACAAAGGTTATCAACCTTACAGAGATCAAGCAGAAAATGAGTTCAATCAAGAAATGATGCCAGAATTCATTAACCAGTTCACTGGCGCTAATCCAGATGCTGCTAGAACAACTGCTTTTCCTCTAGCCCTTGGTCAACTTGGTGGAAAATTTGAAGCTAACCAAGCTGCTCAACAAATGCAGTACGGTCAACAACGTCTTGGCCAACAACAAGGTTTCAACTCAATGCTTGCAGGCCAAGGTTTGGGCCATCAACAGTTTCAACCTTTATATAAGCCTAAACAGCAAAGTATGTGGCCAGGGATGCTAGGAACGGCTTTTGGTGGTGGTATGACAGCTTTAGGTAATAAGTTAAGCCAAGGATAGAGATGCAAATTATACAAGAAAGAAACCCGTGGGAAGGATTTGCCCAAGGATTTAATAAAGGAATGGATAACCTTACGCAAGGTATTGCTAAGGGATCCGATAAGAGAAAGTTTAAAGAAGCTTTAATCGCTACTAATAAATATACGCCAGAAGAAGCAGAGTTGATTGTAAGATCTCCAGAAAAGCTTGCTGCTACTTTTATGAAACAAGGTACTGATACTAGAAATTTATCTAAATATGCCAATAGAGCGAATGGAGGGACTGGAAGTCCCGAAACAGAAGCAACTGCGCCTCAAACTAATTTAGCTTCTTCAATGGAAGGATTAGGTGGTCAGAAAACTGAACAAACTCAACAAACTCAACCCGCTTCGCAGGCTCGGGTACCCGCAGACTATGGAACACAATTAAGCATGCTCGCTCAACAGCAGAGAGCAGATTTAATGAATAAAATAATGGGCGGTGAGCAAGGAATGCCTAGTAGAATGCAAATGCTTAGCGCCTTAGGTCAACCTGGTGGCATGGATGAAATGCTTAATCAACAAATGCCAGAAATGGATCAAGGATTTGGTCAACAGCAACCTGGACAACCTCCTATGCAGCAACCTATGCAGCAGCCTATGCAAGAGCCTATGCAAGAGCCTATGCAGCCTCCTATGCAAACACCAATAAAAGGCTTTGGCCAACCTCAAGGTGGTGATGGAGCAGTTCAACCACAAGAAAAACAAGCTGTTAAGCCAGATTTCTTAGAATCAGAATATTATGGCAAAAAATATGAGGATAATTTAGCAGCTGCTAAAATGGCAATGCAAGATGGCCAACATGACGCTCAAAGACATTATGAAACACAAGCAGATATCTTTTCTAGGAAAGCTGAAGCAGCTAAAAAAAGAGAAATAACTGAAGAGAATAAATCAGAGAAACTTTTCAAAGAAATTTCTAAGGCTAAAGATGCTGCTGATGAAAGTATGACTATTACTGGAGAGCAAAGAAATCAATTGTTTGAAGGTGGCATGTCAAAACCAGTAGTAGCAGCTCTTGCTGAAACTCTTGAGCAAAAATATCCAGGCTTTGGCGTTGCTTTAAGTTCTTCTGCTACACAAATATTTTCAAAACTTTCTGCTAAGCGCTTAGGTGTTGCTAAAGAAATAGCTGGTGGCGCTATCAGGTCTTATAATGAGTTAAAGCTTATTATGAAAGGTTTTGTTAACGAAGTTAATGATGAAAAAGCCATGAGAGCAAACCTAGATTGGACTGATGCTTTTGATTATCTAAAACAAGAGAGAGATAAGTCCGCTATGGAGCTTTATGAAGAAAATGGTGGAAAGCCTCCACAAAGGTTTGAATATAAGCTTAGGCAAAGGATGGCAGCTAAAGATCCTATGATGAAGGAAAAAATTAAAGAGATGACTGAGCAGTTGCCAAATGCTGCAAAATGGAAAAAGGAAAATCCAGGTAAATATCTAATAGACACCCATACTGGTAGAAAAATTATTCCAAAAAGAGGCAATTGGAGATACTTATAATGGCACGTTATACAATGGGAACTCTTGATGCTAATGGGAATGCGCCTGTTGATGAGCAAGCACAAGAAGAAACACCAAAAGGCCGCTATCAAGTTGGCTCGATTAGTGACTTAAAAGATGAAGAAGCTATGCCTTCTAAGCCAGGCTATGATCCTAAGCAGTATGGCATGGACGCAGTTTATAAAGCTCGTGAAGCGCCAGAAACTATGTTGCCAGAGCCTTTAGCTATAGCTGCTAGAGGCGCAGGTTCTTTTGCAACTGGAGCTTTAGGAATGCCTGGCGATTTAGCAAATCTTGCTACAAGGGGCGTTGACTGGGCTTCAAGAAAGCTTGGTGTTAATGAAGGAGAGGGTACTAATACAGCTGATTATGTTCCAGATATTCTTACTTCAAAAGGAATGAAAGAAAAGGTTATTGATCCTCTTCTTAAAAGCCAAGCAGAGCCTACAAGTAAGTTTGAATCAGGAGTGGATGATTTCTTAGACTTTCTTGGTGGAATATCTAGCGGTAATATTCTAAGTACCGCAGGAAAAGTTGAAAAAGCTATACAGTTTGGTAAAAGCGCTATTGCAGCAGGTGTTTCAACTGGCGCAAAAGAAGCTGTTAACTATTTCGTTTCACCTAAAAATGAAAACGGTGTTTTATCTCAAGCAGCTGGTCTTGTTGGTCTAGTGGGAACATTAGGTTATATGAGTAAAGGTAAGCTACCAAAAAATGTAATGAAAGACCTCTATGGAGACGCTGAAGCAAGTATAGAAAATGCTAGAGTAAAAGGCTTTAAGATTGGTGAAAAAGGTGTTGGAAGGAATATTTTAGATTTGACTGAAGAAGCTAAAGCAGCTGTTCCTACTGGCGGAGATAATGGAGCTTTATTTAAACAAATTGAAAAAGCAGCCAATGCAGAAAAAGGTGGGTTCATATCAATAAATCACATGGTCGACGTTAAAAAGGCATTGAATAAAGAGATGTCAAAACGGTTAAGACAGGGTGATTCAATAAGCAACATGTTAAAAACAGTAAAAGGCTTAAAAGAATATATAACAAGATATGGTAAGTCTTATAACCCAGACTTTTTAGATGCTTATACAAAAGCAGATGAAATGTTTGGTGCTATCACTGGTGCAGAATCTATTGCAAGCTTTGCCTCAAAGATAATACCTGGTTCTAAATCTATATATAAAATGAATCCTTTAGTTAGAGGTCTTGTAGGTGCTTCAGCACTTGCGCCAGGAGCAATAGCTAATGCACCTTTAACAGCTCTTGGAGCTGCAACATATTTACCCGCTAATGAACTCGTTAAAGGGCTTTCGGCAGCATGGCGTTCTCCTTTAGTGAAGAAGGCTACTTTAGAGTTTTTTAAAGCAGCTGGAAAAAATAATAAAGTCCTTGGGTTAAAAGCTCTTAATAGAATAGGTGACGCAGCTGAAGAAGAAGGACTAATTTAAGGAGAATAATGCTTTCTAGGGTTTTTTGGACTTTGATATGTATTGGAATGGGATTAATACATGCAATTATTAAGCATTAGTATTACTAATTATTGAAATCTTCGTCTCTTTTTAGCTTTTCTAAGATTGCTCTTAATACATAGCGGCGCATTGTTATATTTAACTCAGCAGCCCTTATCTTTAAGAGCTTTCTTACTTCTATAGGTATTTCGAATATAAAGAACTTCTTTTTCATATCTACCTTTCAGAAACTTATAATACTTATAATACGTTTCTTCTCTAAAAGTTAGGTATAGCTTTTAAGCTATGGTCTCCTGTCTAGGTAAAATGTTCAACCTATAAGGAGACTATTATGTCGACAGATAATCGTCGAGTAAGAGCATACAGCATTGGGCAACCCACTGTTGATGTTTACCCTTCACCAATCATTTCAAAAAGAGCACCTACGACAAGCGATCGTGCCGAGATAGGTACTATCTGGCTTGATACAGTTCTTAATGACATACATATAATGTTAAAAATTGTAGCTGGTAGCGCAACATGGCTTAGTGTAGCTGGTGGATCTTCTACTTTCTCTACCATTACAGCAACAACTTCTGTAACAACTCCACTTATTTCTAATGCTAATACTGTCTTTTCATTAGAAACAGGAACTGGAGAAATTAATATCGGTGCAGATGCCGTTGAGAAGCCAATTAATATTGGTAATGCAACAGGAGCAACCAATATAGGTGTTCTTGCTGGAACAGGTGGCTACTCATTAACAGTTGCTGATGGACCAATTAGTCTTGCTAGTGGAACAGGTCAAATAGACATTTCCACAGATGCAACAGCTACAACAGTTAATATTGCAACAGGAGCCGGAGCAAAAACAACAACTATTGGTTCGACTAACACAACCTCTACTACCGTTGTTAATTCAGGAACAGGAGGCTTAGAACTCAATTCTGGTGGCCAACTCTTTATGCAGCCAGCAACTGTTTCAGCAGCAGCGGCAGCAGCAACATTGAACGCAATGCTAGGTGTTGTTACGCTAACTGGACTTACAACTGCGGCAGCAGCTTCACAAGAACTTACCATTACTAACAGTGATTGCGCAGCAGCTACTTATGGTGTTTTATGTTCGGTAAACACAATGGGAACCAATGACGCGCAGATGACAATCACTCGTGTTAAACCAGCAGCAGGTTCATTTGTAGTTACTGTTGTTAATAACGGTGCGGCAGCCCTAAATGGCGATATTATATTGTCATTCCACTTGCTAGTTTCATAGTTTTTTCATTCGTCAGTAGCTCCCTCTTAGTTCTTTTATTAAGTGGGGGCTACACTATCAGCGATATATTTTAATTTAAAGCAAAGGGTCTCTAATGGAAGATAAGGCTAAAGAAATTGTAGAAGTAGAAAGAAAACAAATTTCTGTTGAAAAGAATGGCAAGAAGTTCATCTTCGTCTTCGATGCAGATAGTTCGTTAGGAGATCTTTATGATGCATCTTATACGGTATTGTCGGTTGTACATAAGGCTATACAAGAGATTGTTCAAAAGGCAGCTCCTAAAGAAGATGAACCTTCTAAAGAAGAGCGTCCTAAATTTGTGGAGTAAAAATGTTTAAAAATGTTTTAAAACCATTGACGCTTGTATCTACGGATACAGCTGCATTTGATGGAACCTATAAAGAACTTTCTACAGGGATAGCACAAGCCTGTAACTATCTACATATAGTTAATGGTAGCGCTGTTCCTGTAGTTATCTCTTTTGATGGCGGAACTACTGATCATGAAGCTTGTATTGCTTCTGGAGAGTGCTTTATAGGGTCTGACAGTGTTCATCCTATTGGACTCCCGTTGATTCCAAAAGGTACGAAAGTTTCAGTTAAAGGAACAGTAAGTGTTGGTTTAGTTTATCTTGCTGGCTTCTACTGCCCAAATAATTAAAAGGAGTTGAGTTATGTCAGTAGCGATAAGAGCTGAAGTTGAAGAAGTACGCAGGTTAGCCTTTGGCAGTATAGGCGCTGCTTATATGGGAGTAGGAACAGCTTTTAAGCATCCTATTCGTATAGTTACTATAAAAAATGCTACTGATGTAGCTCTTTCTTTCTCTAAAGATGGAATAGTTGATTGGATAGATGTTGAAGCAGGCGAAACCTTGGTCTACGATCTTGCAAGCAACAAGACTACTGAGGGAGGCTTTGAGTTTGCTATTGGAACACGAATCTATGTTATAGAGCATCCATTAGTCTTAGCTGCGCCAACTACTGGTTATGTTTCATTGTCAGTTATTTATGGCGATACAGGATTATAGGGAGTTACGATGAGCCAAGTGCATAGCAATCTTTCTGGAACTATAAGAAGAGTTATACCTGATATTGGTGATGATGTTCTTCCAAATGCAGCAGGAGCGATAAACCTAGCTGGTGGAAATAATGTTACGGTAACTGGTGTGGCTGCAACAGAGACGCTCACTATAGATGTAACTGATACAACTGAACATGCGGTACAGATAGGTAATGCCTCAGGAAGCCTTGATTCGTTAGCTATTGGTACTAATGGACAAGTATTACTTGGAGCTAGCGCAGCTGACCCAGCCTTTGCTACATTGTCTTCAGCAAATGGAACAATAGTCTATGTATTGGGAGCGAGCACACTTGATCTTGTCGTAGGTCCAGATATAGCCAGAAATTTTTTAGCAGACGATGCAAACGTCGCAACTCCTACCTTAGGTGTCCTCGATGTTAATGGTACTGGAGGATTAACAACAACAGCAGCTGCCGATGTATTAACAATAACTACAGATGGTACGCTTGCTACAAGTTATCTTACTGACGATGCAAATAGTGCTATACCCGCTGCTGGCGTATTAACAATTGCTGGTGGAGCAAATATAGGAACAACCTCAGCAGGCTCAACAGTAACCTTAGCAGTTAATGGAACTACAGATCATACGTTGCAAGTTGGTAACGCTACAGGATCTTTAACATCTATTGCTGCAATGACAAATGGGCAACTTGCAATCGGTAGTACAGGAGCTGATCCAGTTCCAGCTACACTTACTGCTGGTACAGGTGTAACAATCTCAAATGCCGCAGGTGCAATTACCGTTAATGCTGCTGGTGTTGATGAAAGCAATATCATATATGTCGGTAAACATGGTAATGATGGTAATGATGGTTTAACAATACAAAAAGCTAAGTTAACGTTTGGTGCTGCTATAACGGCTGCCTTTGCAATAGCACCCGCTGTAGTTGTTTGTTTTGATGAAGGTACGTATACAGAGAACTTAACTGGACAAGTTGATGTCCATATACATGCACCTAATTGTAATATTGCTGGTGCTCATACAATTATCGCAGGCAATAAGTGGGACTTTGGAAGTGCGACTATTGCAACTGCAACGGTTGGTTTTACCTTCAATAGTGCTGGAGGTTCTGCCAAGCTTATTATTGGAAGGATAACGGTAGAAGGCGCAGGAATAGGTATTGCTTGTATAGCAGGTGATTTATATTTAAGAACATATCGAGTCTCTCTTGCGACAGGATTCTTAGTAGGTTCTGCGACAGCAGGTAAAATATTTATACGTGTTGATGTAATTCACATGACAGGTGCTGCTACAGTAGTTGGTGTAATAGCGGGTGGTAGCATAGATATTTTATGTAACCATGTTCATGATGAATCTGATAGTGGCACATTAGTTTATAGTGTAGCTGCTGGTGCATGCAAAGCTTCCTTTACTGTAACTAGTATAGATATTCAGGTTTTAACTAACATTACAGCTGTTACAGAAGTTCATATTCTTGCTTCACGTACTGATGGTGCTTTATTAGAAAGTGGTGCTGGATCGGCAGAGACTATCATTTCTGATATTGGAATCTTTGGAACAGAAGCTCTTGGAACCAACAAGACAGCAGCTGATACAACTCTTTTACAAGCATTTGACACAGCAGGAGCAACTTATACTACCTTTGGTACATTAACGGCTGGTAATCCTCCTACTTTTGATCTTGCTGATACTGTTACTATAAATAGTTCTTATATTTACAGAGCGGGAGGCACAGATGTCTCAGTTGCTGATGGCGGTACTGGTGTTTCTACTTTTACTGACGGTGGTGTACTCGTTGGTGCTGGTGCAGGAGCAATAGAAGCTCTTGCAGAAGGAGCAACGGGTGAAGGACTTGTTGGCAATACAGGCGCAAATCCTTCTTGGACGGGAAGTCCTAGTTATTCTGGAACGGTAACCATTCCTAATACAAATGCTGCTGGAACTAAAGGTCTTATCTTTCTTGGAACAACTGAATTCATTAGTAATTATGGAACTAATAGTACCTTTATAGGCGGTGCTGGTAATAGAACTTTAACTGGAATTTCAAACACTGGAATTGGAAGTCTTAGCCTTGAAGATTTAACAACTGGTACAAGAAACGTTGCAGTTGGACGGTATAGTGGAGTAGATATTACAGAAGGCGTAGGAAACACGATAATAGGAACATTAACAGGCTCGGCTATAACGACTGGAAGCAGTAATACGGCAGTTGGTGATAGCGCTTTAAGCGGTGTTACTATAACTGATGATAATGTTGCTATTGGAATAAGTAGTCTTTATAATGCCACAGGCTCAACTAATACTTCTTGCGGTTCTTATTCTTTGCAAACTTGTTTAGGGGATGAGAATACAGCACTCGGTGCTTTTAGTGGAAGTTTAATTCTTGATGGAAGTTATAACACTCTTATAGGTAAAGATGCTGGACTAGAATATATAACAACGGAGTCTTCAAATATTTGCCTTGGTAGTAAAGGAGTTGCTACAGATTCAAATATTATCAGAATTGGTACGCAAGGAAGTGGCAATGCAGAACAAGATGCTTGTTATATAGCAGGTATCTACGGTGTCACTCCTGGTGGCACATTAAACATGGCTACTGTTGATAGTAATGGCCAACTTGGTTCTCAAGCTATTCCTTCTGGTGGCGGTGGTGGATTAAGCTGGTCAGCTATTACAGTAGATCAAACTATTGCAGTTTTAAACGGTTACATCTGCAACAAAGTTGGACTGTTGTCCCTCGCTCTTCCGACAACTTCAGCGGTTGGCGATGTGTTTAGGGTAACTGGCATGAACACTGATCTTGGTTGGACGATTACGCAAGCTGCTAGTCAGCAAATACATTTTGGTTCTGCTTCTACAACGACAGGTGTTGGAGGTTCTATATCTTCAGTGCTTAAACGAGATACCATTGAATGTGTGTGTGTTGTAGCAAACTTAGAATGGAATGTAACTTCTTCGATTTCAAATCTTACAATCGTTTAAGGAGCTATAATGAGTACACAAAATGCACTAAGTAACAAAACAGGAACATTAACGGTAGATGATACCTTAACAGTAACTACTGGTGATGTAACTGTTACGTCAGGTAATATAAACTTACCTTCAACTACATCAACTACTGGTCAGATTAAGATTGATGGTTACAGATTTATTCATGCTTATAGTGACTATAGGCCAGACAGTGTATTTATAGGTAGAGACGCTGGTAATACCACTTCAAGGGGCTTCGAACCAAATGTAGGAATAGGTAAAAATGTTTTATCTTCTCTTACTTTTGGTAGTAGAAATGTAGGAGTAGGTACTGATGCTTTATCTTCTCTTACTGATGGTAGGAGCAATACTGCAATAGGGTCTGACGCTCTTAGGTCTTGCACTGAAGGGATAGAAAACCAGGCGTTTGGTGAAGGCTCATTAAGAGCAGCAACGAGTGCATCTAGGAACATAGCGATCGGAGAATTAACTCTTGGTGTGCTTACTACAGGGGCTTTTAACATTGGAATAGGTACTGGATGCTATTTCATGACTGGTGGTGCCTATACATCCTCAGAATCATCTAATATTTTGATTCAAAACAAAGGTGTAGTCGGCGAATCGAATGTCATGCGCCTCGGTACGAATGGCACGGGGGGTGGTGAAATCGATAGGGCTTATATAGCTGGTATGGTTATGAAGCCTAATCAGCCAGCTTTCTTAGCTTATCTTGGAACTACTGATAGTAATGTT